ATAAATGGTCTCTAATTATCATGTCAACGTTCTACCATAACAGGTGGAATGATGGAGGTAAGGAAGCATTACGTCAGGCACTTAATCTAATCGAAGGTAATTTCAAATGAATATAATCACAGATCATTCAGTAACGCTCTTTGACAATCTAAAACCTGTCACAGTAACAGACTCCCATGCTCTGTTTGAAGATATAAAAGATCTAGTGTCAATGGGAAACTACAATGAAGCCCTAGACTTAATTGACAACAGGCGTACAGCTAAGAAAGCAATCACTAATACTGACTTTGAGTTAGTGGGTGACTGCTTGTACTTAGACGACTACCGAATCCCTGACAACATGGCTTCGCGTATCTTCGACCTAACAGCTAGCTACAACTCTGTAAAGCCACTGGAAAGGTTCTTCCGCAACTTACTAGCTAACCCATCATATCGTGCAGTACAGGAGTTATACGGCTTCCTAGAACTGTCTAAGCTACCAATCACAGATGATGGATACTTTGTTGCATACAAAGCAGTCAACTATGACTATCGTGATTGCTACACAGGCACTATGGATAACAGCGTAGGTGCACAACCGACCATGCCACGTAATCTAGTGGACGAAGATAAGAATCGTACATGCTCTGCAGGTCTGCACTTTGCAGGATATGAGTATGCACGTGGGTTTGTACCAAGTGAAGGCCATCTAATGGCTGTTCGTATTAACCCAAAAGATGTAGTCGCCATCCCTTCAGATTATAACAACATGAAAGGTCGTGCATCGACTTATACTATTGTCAATGAGATCGAAGGTATGCATGACACACTAACAGATACGCCTCTGTATAAAGGCGACTTAGAAGCACAATCATCACTATCACTATAATCCAAAGGATATACAAATGTCAGACACAAACTTAGGAACAAGCATCTTACGTAACGTAACACTCAACTATCTAAAAGTTGACCCATCAAAGCCAGTATCTCCTTTCGGAACATTGCAGTGGGAAGTTCAAATCGAAGTACCAGAAGATCGATCTGATGAAATCTCAGAGATGGGTAAACTTCGTACACTAGATAATGGTAACGTAGCTGTAAACATCAAACGCAAAGCTTTAAAGCATGATGGGTCAGCAAACTTCCCAGTAGCACTTGTAGATGCTAAGAAACAACCAATTGAAGTTTACACAAACATTGGTAACGGTAGTACAGGTAACGTCAAAGTATATCGTAATGAATACGATGTAGCTGGTCGTCAAGGTATCTCAACAAGCCTTAGTGCAATCCAAATCACTAATCTAATTGAGTACACAGGATCAGTAGATTTTGACATTGAAGCAGATGACGCAGTAGCAACACACGACGACTTCTAAATAGAAACAAGAGAGGCCTAGCAAGCCTCTCACTATTTTATATGTCAAGTGACAAAGGAATGTACCTAAAGTATCTAAAGGAACCGTTGAGGCAAGAAACTCAGATGGTTATGTTAATACCCACATTAATGTTCATATCTTTCATTCTAAATATGATCGACAGGAAGTAAAATGATTAAACTATCTAAAACAAGCAAGATGCCACGTAAATGTAAATCATGGTCGTTGGAAGCCTTGAAGACATGCCCCGGAAGTATTAAAGAAGTAGTCAAAGGAATTATAGAACTTGTAGATGCGTGTAAAGGTTGTTACGCAACAACTGGTATGTATAACATGCCTAATGTTAAAGCACCAAGAGCACATAACAAAGAAGATTGGAAAAGAAAAGATTGGGTTGCAGATATGATTGCATCAATACTAAATGATGAACTGTTTAGATGGTTCGACAGTGGAGACTGTTATGACGTACGTCTAGCAAGAAAGATTAAACAAGTTATAGAAGGGACACCAACAACTAAACATTGGTTCCCAACAAGACAACACAAGTTCCCTAAATTCGCCAAGATATTAAATGAGATAGCTGCTATGCCTAACGCAGTAGTACGTCTATCCTCTGATTCTATCAATGGTGGTATCATAGAAGGTGAAACCACTTCAACTATATGGAGTGTTAAACCACCTAAAGAAGCCTTTGAATGTGGTGCATATACAAGAGAAGGTCAATGTAAAGATTGTAGAGCATGTTGGGATAAGACAGTAAAAGTAGTTGCATACCCCGGTCATGGGGCAAAGATGCTTAAAGTAATCAGAATACAAGGGTAATAAAATGATAGAAGCAGCAATAATGTGCTTAGCACTAAATATATACCACGAAGCAAGAGATCAACCAATAGTAGGTCAAATAGCCGTAGGTTTTAGCACGTTAAATCGTGTAAAAGACAAACGATACCCATCAACTGTGTGTGGAGTGGTCAAACAAGCTAGGTATCATGAATGGAATACCGACTATCCAATACGACATCGTTGCCAATATTCATGGTTTTGTGATGGATTATCAGACATACCTAAAAACGACAAAGCTATGCTAGAAGCGTCACTGCTTGCACATGCTATCTTTTATGGGTCGGTAACTGATATCTCAGATGGTGCGACACACTACCATGCTACGTGGATTGATACGCCATATTGGGCAGATCATATGACTACAGTTTTTACAATTGATGATCATATATTCTACCGATAAAGCATTGACGTCTAGGTTACTCTCTAGATCTTTTAAGTACCTTATAGAACTTATAATAACTACGGAGTAACCTACATGAAAGATCACGTTAAGTACGTGGATGGCGTTGTAAAGCCTGAAAACCTAACAAAAAAGCCTAAGATTGCAATAACAGAATCTTCACTTGCAAACCTTAAACCTAGATGGGATAAGGAACACATGAAAATGATGCAGGGTAAGAGTATAGAAAAGCGGAAATCTAACAAAGAAGCCCGTGAGAAAATGAAAGAAACTGTTGAAATCTTAAAGTATTTATCAGATGGTGTAATTGCAGACATGCCAACAGGTCTAACAGTTATGCAAATAATGATGCTAAGGGCTATACAAGACGGTGATCCTGCAGAAGCATCTAAGCTTGCTGCAACTATAGCTGAATACCAACAGCCTAAACTTCAACGTAGTGAGAACATAAACACTAATATCAATTTAGAAGACCTTACTGATGAAGAACTAGCACAACAACTAGCAATCATAAATGAACCTAACCTAAAACCACTAAAAGATATAGAGGGTGAGGTTGTTAATGACTAGCTACAACAACATAACTGGTGATGCGCTAGTATCTAAAAGTAATACTAAGAAGTTCAGAGATAATTACGACAAAATATTCTCTAAGCCTGATAAGGAAAAGAAAGATGAAAGAAAACTTAAAAGAGTTCCTTAAAGGAGCTACGTACACACTAGTTTTTATAACAGTATTAATCTTATTAATCAAAAATAGCTCAGAAGCTTTATGGTGAACTAAATGACCCCTAACTTTTTAAGTGACGAAGCATGTCAGTTTTTAATAAAAGACTACTCTGCAAATCGTTGGAGTGATCCCGTACTAAAACCTAAAATGATCGCAGTTAATGAAGAATACTTCAGATCAATCCAAAGAGATAGCGAGTTCTTAGAGATTCTAATGGAAAAGAAACTTGAAGAATGGGAATCCTATGATGAATGTGTGAACGAACACGACAGGAATCTATCTGAATCAGAAATGGAAGGAGAAGAATATGCACATGGGAATCGTTTTCAAACCTAAGATAGGTGAACACCTGCGTAAGTCAGAAGGGTACAGGTCTGATAAATACAGTGAAGAAGAGTTAGAAACAATCGTTCAACTTAGAGCCAATGGAGTCACATACAAAGCGTGTGGTGAATCTATAGGTAAACCAGTAGGAAGTATTGCTAACATGATAAGTTATCACGACCTTCAGTATAGAATTGATAAAGCAATAAAGCTTAGAGGATTAGGACTATGAACATAGTTCTTTCCCTCTATGATTACACTGGTGTAGCTGCAATACCTTGGGCTAAAACAGGGCATACATGCTATTGTTATGACATACAACATGATGGTACACAAGTAGATAAGTATGAAGGTGGTGGTTCTATACACTACCTAAATGCAGACCTACACGACTACAGTTCCTTACTGTCTCTATGGCATAAGTTTAGAGATGCAGATAGTAACATTGTGTTTGCAATGGCATTCCCTGTGTGCACTGACTTAGCTGTAAGCGGTGCTGCATGGTTTAAAGCTAAATACTTCAAAGATCCTCAGTTCCAAAGAAAAGCAGTAAGTTATGCAAGGTGGTGTGATGAATTATTCGCTGATCTAAAAGTTCCATACTATATAGAAAACCCAGTATCAGTCTTGTCAACAAAATGGCGTAAGCCAGACTATCGTTTCCACCCCTATGAATACGGTGGTTACATCAAAAAGAATGAAGAAATCCACCCACTGTATCCAGAATACATTGCACCAAGAGATGCATACTCTAAAAGAACATGTCTGTGGACAGGTGGTAAATTCAAAATGCCAGCAAAAGATCCAGTAAGTTGTGAAAACTATGGAGCAAGTACGCAACATAGTAAACTTGGAGGTAAGTCTATGAAAACAAAGAACATACGATCCGCAACTCCAAGAGGTTTTGCAGAAGCAGTGTATCAAGCTAATTCGGAAAATACATTATGAAATCTAAAGTTGGTTATAGTATTGGTGAACCGTCTAAAGAAGAACCTTGGTTCGATGACTTCGGAGATACTGATAAATTATGTATAAGAAGTGCAACAAACTCACAAGTAGGTGGTGATCATTACAAAAACCAAGGAATACAACCACTTGAGGCTACCTTTGTTAACTTCGGTTACGAGGGAGTACGTGCATCAATCTATACAAAAGTAGGTAAATACCTAACACGCGATAAAGGTACACATCGTCAAGATATAACAAAAGCTATACACGTATTGCAAATGCAAATAGAGTTCCTAGATAGAGACAATAAAGAATGATTACAATAGTAACTGAAATACTTTGGCTATCAACAGCACTTGCAGTGTTTTCTTCAGTAATACTCTTCATACTAAACCCACTGTATGCTTACTGGATAGAAAACAAATACCGTATAGATTTAGAAAGCGAACTGTACATAAAAGTATCGGAAGCTGTAGAAATAGCAGTAGAAGATGGATTACAAATTAGTATTAATTTCACAGTGGGAGAACCAGAAGTTGAAGAAGCCTCAAAAGAAAAAGAAAGTACCTAGTAACTCGCTAGGTTTGCAAGCGTTATCTCAAAACCAATCGCACTACATAAACTCAATAGATGATAATGTAGTGTCAGTTGGAACTGGTTTCGCAGGGTCAGGTAAAACATATATCGCATCTACATGTGCTGCTCAATTTATGATTGACAACAAAGATAGCCGTATCGTTTTATGCAGACCTAATGTATCTGATTCAAAATCTATAGGCTTCTTACCCGGAGAAGAATTAGATAAAATGGCACCTTGGATTACCCCATACACTGACGTACTACGTAAGCACCTAAATGGTACTTATGAGAAAGCTATGCAGTCAGGGTCAATTCAAGTAGTTCCATTCGAATACATGCAAGGTAGAACATTCGATAACTCTTTTGTTATCTTAGACGAAGCACAGCATACAACACCAAAAGAAATAGAAATGTTTCTCAAGAGAATAGGTAAAGATTCAAAAGTAGTTATATGTGGTGACATACCCCAAGCGAGATTAGGGCCTAAATCAGGTCTTAATCTCTTAATAAACATGCACACCGACAAAACGTTACCTGAAGTGTCAGAGAACATCGGTGTGACAGATTTCAATAACCCAGATGACATTGTAAGGTCTGTATTCTGCAGAGAAATAACAAAAGCATTTGACAGATACTACACAATGAATGGAAATTAATATGGTATTCGACACAGGACAATGGCTAAGGTCAACAGTAATCTCATACAGGCGAGGGATACCCCACTTACTTCAGTACGAGTTAAGTGAAGAAGAAATAATAACACTAGCTCAACTAGTAGATGCCTTAACAGCAGCAAGAATAGAAGAAGCAATGAACAACAGAGGTGATGAATGATTATCAAGTTTTACACAAAAGGTTGCCAACCATGCTATGCACTAAAAACATTGCTGGACAATCTAATGGTTGAGTATGTGTCTTGCAACATAGAAGAAGAATATCAAATAGCTGCTGATAATAAAGTAATGAGTGTGCCTACACTGCTAAACACTGAAACAGGCAAGAGACTTATTGGTTTCAAGAATGAAGAAAAAGTAAAGGAATTTCTAAATGACAATAACAGTTGATTACGAACGTAACAGTTTTCTTTCAGAGCAAGCATACACCCTCCTTAAGGACTACTATTGTCGTGATGGGGAAGACCCACAGGACGCTTATGCAAGGGCAGCTATGGCATTCTGTAAGTCTGATTATGAATTAGCTCAACGCATATACGACTATGCAAGTAAAGGTTGGTTTATGTTTAGCTCACCTATCTTATCTAATGCACCAGCACTTGGAGAAAAAGTACGTGGTCTACCTATTAGTTGTTTCTTATCTTACGTCCCTGATACTCTTGAAGGTCTTATTGGACACAGCACGGAATTACGGTGGCTATCCGTCAAGGGTGGCGGTGTTGGCGGTCATTGGTCTGACATTAGGTCTGTCAGTGATGTGGCTCCCTCTCCTATACCCTTCTTAAAGACTGTCGATAGTGACATGACTGCTTACCGACAAGGTAAGACACGAAAAGGTTCTTATGCTGCTTACATGGACATAACACACCCAGATATTATTGAGTTCATTAACATACGAGTACCAACAGGTGGTGACCCTAATCGAAAGGCGTTCAATATACACAACGCAGTGAACATTACTGATGCGTTTATGGATGCAGTAACCTCAGGTGGTCAGTGGGACTTAATAGACCCTAATGATAAGACAGTTAGGGATACATTACCTGCAAGAGAACTGTGGGAACGTCTAATTGAGACACGATTCCGCACTGGAGAGCCATACCTTAACTTTATTGATGAAGCTAACAGGCACTTACCCCCAGAAATGCGTGAGAAAGGTCTTACTATCAATGGTTCAAACCTTTGTAATGAAATTCATCTACCGACAAACGAAGATCGGACAGCAGTCTGTTGCCTGTCAAGTGTAAACCTTGAGTATTACGAGGATTGGAAGGAGACCACTATGGTGTCTGACCTCATAACTATGCTAGATAATGTAATAAGTTTCTTTTGTTTCCATGCTCCCAAAGAACTACGTAAGGCTGTCTACAGTGCTACACAAGAGCGTTCTTTAGGACTAGGGGCAATGGGTTTCCACAGTGCATTACAGCGTGTGGGGATACCTTGGGAGACCCCTATGGCTACTGCCTACAATACTGAGATGTTCACTCATATAAAAGCACAAGCAAGAGCAGCATCAGTGCACCTAGCAGAAGAACGTGGTTCATGTCCTGATGTAGATGGAATACGCAACTCACACTTATTAGCAATAGCACCTAACGCCAACTCATCAATCATTGCTGGTTGTTCAGCATCAATAGAACCTCTTAAATCTAATGCATTTACCCACCGTACAAGGGTAGGCGCTCACTTAGTTAAGAATCCATACCTATCAAAAGTACTTGAAGACCACAGTGACAGCCCTGAATGGATTGAAGCTCAGTGGAAATCAATAATACTACATGAAGGTAGTGTACAACACTTAGAATGGATGGATGAATGGTTTAAACAAATATTTAAAACAGCTTTCGAGCTTGACCAGCGGTGGGTTATAGACCATGCAGCAACACGACAGCCCTTTATCTGTCAAGGACAGTCTGTAAATTTATTCTTTCCTGCTGGAACCGACAAAGCGTACGTAAACGAGGTGCATATTCGTGCATTTAACAAGAAATTAAAGGGACTTTACTATCTTCGAACAAGTGCAGGTGCTAAGGCTGACACAGTAAGCTTCAAGCCTACCCGTGTAGCACTAAAAGACTACGCAGTTGAAGAAGATGAGTGCCTATCATGCCAAGGATAATTAATAAATGAGCTTACTAACTGCATCACCAGCCTTTAAACCCTTCAACTACACCAGTTTTGTCACACAATCAATCGAACATGACAAATTACATTGGGGTGAATGGGAGTGTGATCTTAATGAGGACGTAGTACAGTGGAAATCTGGTAAGATTTCTGTGTCAGAGAAGAACTTTATCACCCAAATCCTGCGATTATTCACACAATCTGATGTGATAGTAGGTGGTAGTTACGTAGATGTGTTCCTACCCCGTATTAAAAACAATGAAGCACGTATGATGATGCTATCTTTTGCACAAAGAGAGACAATTCACATGAGATCTTATGCGTTACTCAATGACACCTTAGGTTTTCCTGAGGCAGAGTACACAGCATTCCTAGAATACGAAGCTATGGCAGACAAACTTGAATTTATGCAAACATTTGACCCAGATACTAAGCAAGGTTTAGCTAAAGCACTGGCACAAACTGTGTGTAACGAAGGTATGTCACTGTTTTCTGCATTTGTAATGCTGTTAAACTTCCAAAGGTATGGTAAGCTCAAAGGAATGTGCGAGATTGTTGAGTGGTCTATTCGTGATGAGACAATGCATGTCGCAGGTATGACTGAATTGTTCCGAACATTTACACATGAGAACCCGGAGGTTGTTAATGATGAGTTTAAACTATCTATTTACGAAATGTACAGGACTGCTGTCCACCTTGAAGACAAAGTTATTGACCTTGCGTTTGAAATGGGACCTATGGAGGGCCTTACGTCAGAAGAAGTCAAGTGTTATATCCGATATATCGCAGATCGAAGACTAACTAACTTAGGACTCAAACCTAACTGGGATATCCAAGAGAATCCATTACCTTGGTTAGATTGGGTGCTTAATGGAGACAGTTTCAAGAACTTCTTTGAAGGTCGTGTCACTGACTACAGCGCAGATGGAATGTCTGGCTCCTCTTGGGGCTGGTAGAATAACTAATTGACCTAAGCAAGGTCACTGTAAACTGCTTAACAGTCTGGGAGGACTGACTATGACTACTAAACTAATTTGGGATCTAGAAACTAACGGACTTATCCCTGAAGTAAACAAGATATGGTGTCTTGTAATGCAAGATATCACCACAAAAGACATCTTCTCTTACTCAGATTACGATGACAACCTTCCTTCACTAGAAGAAGGTCTCCAGAAGCTCTCAGAAGCTGACCTAATAGCAGGTCACAACATAATTGGATATGACCTACCAGTTCTTAAAAGACTCCTAGGATGGGAACCTAGGCCCTCTCAGACTGTATGGGATACACTGCTAATGTCACAGCTATGTATGTTCCAACGCACACACAGGCATGGCCTTGCAGGTTGGGGTGAGTTCTTCAAGTATCCAAAAGGAGACTACAATGATTGGACTAACTACAACCAAGAGATGCTAACCTATTGTATACAAGACGTTACATTAAACACTAAAGTATACGAAAGACTATCAAGAGAAGCGTCAATACAAATCAAAGCACGTCCACAGTTTAAGCAAGCCTTGAACCTAGAGCATGATTTCGCAATAGTTAATGCTGAGATCACAGCTAAAGGTTGGTTGTTTAATATGCCTAAAGCTAAAGAACTTAAGGAAAATCTTACATGGAAATTACATGCCATTGAGGATGAGCTTGAGCCACAGCTAGGTAGTGTATGTATGCTCAAGGGTAGTAAGGAAGTAGATAAGATTGTTAAGAAGAATGGTGACTACTACAAACTCATAACCGATTGGTATGATTTAGATGTAAACACTAAGGCTTCTGATAGTTTTATCACAGGACCTTTCTCTCGTATAGAGTTCAGTGAAGTACGACTAGGTCAGCTTGCAGAGGTAAAGAAGTACCTCTCTGACATTGGTTGGAAGCCTGATGATTGGACCTTTAAGAAGGTAGCAGGTAAGTGGATAAAGATGTCACCAAAGCTAACAGACAGCTCCCTAGAACCCCTAGGTATCGTTGGCAGTATGATCAGTGACTACTACATGCTACGTCAAAGGTTATCTATGGTTGATAACTGGATAGAGATGGTAGCTAAGTGGGGTGATGGTAGACTGCATGGTGATATGTTTACCATAGGTACACCTTCATTTCGTTGTCGTCATCGTGGCATCGTTAACATACCCGGAGTACACTCACAGTACGGTAAAGACCTAAGAGCTTTACTTACATGTGAGCGTGGTCATAGGTTAGTGGGTGCTGACTCTGCTGGTAATCAGTTCAGAGGTCTAGCACACTACATGGGTGATGATGACTTCACAGCATCTGTAGTTGTGGGTAAAGAATCTGACGGTACTGATGCTCACTCACGAAATGCTGCTATACTTGGCATCTCAAGGACAAAAGCTAAGAGCTTTATATATGCTTACTTATTTGGTGCAGGTGTTGCTAAGCTTGGTGAAGTTATCACTGGACTTAAATCACCCAAGGCTGGTAAGGAAGCAGATGCTAAGTTCAAAGCAGCGTTCCCTAAGCTTAAAGACCTAAAGGACTCCTTAATATCTGAGTATAATCACAACAAGATGAAGACCGGGATTGGCTTTATCATAGGCGCTGATGGTAGGCGAGTTGTTGTAAGCTCAGAACACCAACTACTCAACTACTTACTTCAAACACTAGAAGGTATCACATGCAAGTCTGCATTAGTGTACCAGTACAAGAAGATTAAAGAGTTAGGTATCGAAGGTACATACCCTATCTTGTTCTATCATGACGAGACTGCATGGGTTACGCCTACTAAACATTCTAAAACTGTATTAGATATATCTGTAGCTGGATTCCGTGAGGGACCTAAGTCTGTAGGTGTTACCTGTATGGATGGAGATGGGAAGATCGGTATTAATTATGCAGAAATCCATTAATAGAAAAAGAACCTGCAAAGATTGTAGTGAAACATTAGTTGTTGGTTTTAATTGGACTGAAAATATGTCCATTAAATACAATTATATATGTAGACAATGTAATGTAATGCGTACCTTAGCTCGAAGAAATAATGACCAATCATACCGAGTGACTACAAGACTAGCTAATAAGATGTGGAAACGAAGAAACAGAGGTGCTTGTAATGCCACTAACAAATTAAGGAACTCAAATAAAATACAAAGAACGCCTAGCTGGGCTGACTTAGAAGCTATAAAAGAAATCTACAAAGAAGCGGCAAGGCTCAACAATATTCATGGGCCTGGAGCTTACCATGTAGACCACATAATCCCCTTACAAGGTAAAAATGTATCGGGGTTTCATGTAGAGTATAACTTACAGATCCTAAAAGCATCTGACAATTTACTAAAGAGTAATAAGTATGTTCAATAATAACGATGCAGTATACGAAATGTTTAACAAAAGCTGTATGACAGAAGAGATGGAGTTCGACAAGTGTTTTATAGACGCTGACTCAATCATATTCCGTATAGCAGTTACAACAGATTCAATCACACAAGCAAAGAGTTACTTTGACAAAGCACTTGATGCAGTCATGCGTGACACAGGTAGTATCAAAGGTTATGTTGCTGTAAAAGGTAAGGGTAACTTCAGGTACGGTATCTCTGAAGACTACAAAGGTAACCGAAGTAAGACAGAGATAGATCCTAAGGTAGTCGAAAGACGTAACGCAGTTACAGAGTACGCTTGGGAAACTGGATGCTTTAAGTCTGACAACTGTGAGGCAGATGATATAGTATCTATCTGGGCGCAAGAGGCTTATGAAGCTGGTGAGCATTACGTTATAGCACATATCGACAAGGACATTGACATGGTCCCCGGTTGGCATTACAACTTCAACAAGAAGACACAATACTTTATTGACGCTGACCAAGGTCATTATAAAATGTGTATACAAATGCTAACAGGTGACAGTACAGATAACATTCATGGACTTAAGGGCATAGGCCCTAAGAAAGCCGAGAAGATCTTACAGGGTGTCGCTACTAAAGATATGCTTGAGACTGTAGCTAACGCATGGCGTGACCACAATCCACGTGATTGGAAACCTAAGCTTGAGACCTGCTTTAACTTACTGTACATGCGCAGGAATTGGGATGGGTTTCGTAGGTTAACTATTGAAGAGGTCTTTGCAGATGAGTAGAGCTAGTTGGAAGAAAGTAGGTGATTCGATAGAGATGCACAAGATAAAGATAATCACAGTGCATGAGAAGTCTTGGTTACACTACTACAAGTATGGTGTTGACTCTTGGTACGAGGATTGTGAAGGAGACACTATGCCAGCTGAGTGGGGTTTCTGCCTACATATGCAACCTATATCTGAAGACATGTGTGACCTACTGAAAGCATCTGGTATGCGTGAGGATGATAGTTACAAAGGTGATTTAGATGAGTTTATTAAACTGGTAGAAAGGGATACTAAGTCATGAGCCTTGGACACTGGTCTTATAATGGAGAATCCTTTGAGGTTGACGATTACTTTGGTTTCATATATCTTATAACTGTATCTGTACCTGACGGTAACCCTATAAGATACGTAGGTAAGAAACAGTTCCATTCATATAAGAAAACCAAGAGAGACAAAGAGTCTAACTGGAAGTCGTACACAAGCTCCTCCAAACATATCAATGAACTAAAAGTAAATGGTTCTGAATTGTCTTACGAGATCATTCAATTGTTTGAAACAAGAGGTGGCTTGTCAGCAGCAGAGTGTAAAGTCCAATGGTACTTAGATGTTCTCACAGAGAAATGCCTGTTAGGTGTACCTCTGTATTTAAACAGACAGATAGGTGCAATTAAATTTATTCCAAAAGAAGCAATATCAGATGAAACAAAAACAAGACTTGACGAAATCTACAGAAGCGGAAGATTACTTATTGAAGCCAAAGGAGAAGAAACAACAGAGACTTGATGCTAAGTCCAAAGCAAGTACCAGACGTACTGATACTAAATCCTTAAAAGAAAGTAGGTGGAACTGATGAGTGACTCATTCACTAAACACTACCCATGTAACCATTGCGGATCATCAGATGCAGTAGCACTGTGGTCTAATGGTAGAGGTAAATGCTTTGCATGTAACAAGCCAGCATTCTTAGATCAATATGATGACACAATAGTGTCAAAGTTTAACCCAACTAAACAACGAGAGTACGATATGAGTGGCGATTCACTTCAAGATATACAAAACTATGACAGTGCAGGTGTACGTGAGCGTGGTCTAACTAAGACTGCATGTGACGAGTACGATATGAAAGTATCTTATGACTCTAATGGTACAATAAATGCACACTACTACCCATACACAGTGAAGGGTAAGATAGTTGCGTACAAGAAGCGCACACTCCCTAAGGAGTTCCGTGTTGTAGGTGACCTAAAGAATGCTAAGCTTGAACTGTTTGGTCAGTCTAAGTTCCAGCCCGGTGGTTTCAAGGTGATCATAACTGAGGGTGAGCTAGATGCTATTGCAGTTCAGCAAGCTATGCTCACTAAATACAAGAAGACATACCCAGTAGTTTCTCTACCATCCTCATCTAACATGAAGATACTTGTGGCTAACCGAGATTGGTTACGATCATTTAAGGAAGTCATCTTAATGTTTGATCAAGATGATGCTGGAGATAAAGCAGTAGCAGAAGCAGCTAAAATAATTGGTTGGGATAAGACTAAGGTCGCATCTCTGTCTGCCAATGACCCATGTGATGCACTGGTGGCTAACCCAACTGAGATTATAAGTGCTGTGTTCAGTGCACGAAGCTACACACCAGCAGCTATTGTACGTGGTGAAGCTATCTGGGAAGCATACGTAGAACGTAAATCTGTGGAGTCTGT